CTCCATTTAAAGCTAATAATCTAGCTTTTTCTAAGTTTAAATCTTTACCAGTTAATAATTCTGCTTCTAATTCTACAGTAATTGATGATTCAAAATCTAATAAACTTTCTGCTATTTTATCTGCTTGTTCTAAATTAATACCAAATTGTTTAGCTTGAAATGCGGCTGCAGCTAATTCTTTAGTTGTTCCTCCAATGGATAATTTAATAGCCGCAGAGGTATTAGATACTTCTTTTAATAGTTGTTTTTCATTTACTGTTAATTTATTCTGCGCATTTAAAGCCGCTACTGTACCTAAAAATTGTTTAGTATTATCTTTTAAATTACCACCTGTTGCTAAAGTTAATTTTTGGATACCAATTAATTCTTCATTGGTATAACCAGCCATTTCCCTTAATTCGGTAAATGTTTCTAGGTCAGCTTGGTTTAACATTGCATTAGAACCTAATGATTTACCAACGGCAATCATTGATTCTTGTAATGATCGAGCGTTTAATGCTATGTTTCCTGAGAGATTGCCTATCTCGATTAATTCATTTCTTACACCGGCGGCTGCATCATATGTTAGATTAAATTCTTTAGCTAAATCACCTGTAGCTTTATCAGCACTTATGAGAGCTTTAACAAATTCAAAAATAATAAACATTGGACTGAATGCCTTAGTTAAAGCAGGTCCTAATGACTTAAGACCGGCCATTAAAGGACTCATAGATGCTTCAGCGGCTGCTGTTATACCTAAAGTTCGAGCTCTTAAAGCGGCACTAGCTCCAGAAAGAGTACCTAATCTCCCTTGTCTATCAGTTATGCCTAATTGTTTAGCAAATTCTGCAGTAAGTCCTCTTCCTGTTTTTAAACTTTCTAATTGAGCTTTAGATATACCATTAGCACTGCCGTACATAAGTTGATTTTGAATAGCCATTTTTTCAGCTGCTTCTGATGCTTCTTTAAATGGTCCAGCAAATCTACTTAATCCTGGTATTTTGGATGCTAGATCTGAAAATGTTCCTAATAATTTAGTGCCTATATTATCATTAATAGGTTGTAGTTCTTCTTTAAGTCTTTTAGTATTATCTACTAATTCTTGAGAACTATATATTAGATCATTGTAATTATCTATTAATGCTAATAGTTGAACTCTTTCTTCTCTAGTAGCTATTGATAATCTGGATGTTAGTATATCTCTTTGGCGAGCTAATCCGATTAATTCTTTTTGAGCTTGTTGAAGCTTTGATTCAAATTGTAATCTTTCTTTATAATTAGATAATGATTGTTTATTAACTGTTGCTAATTGATTTGTTAAAAGTTTTGTTTTAGAAATAGAAGCTTCAAATCCTCTAGCCGCATCTCCTGTTAGTTGAGATAATAACTGAGCATTATTTCTGATTTGTTCTTTTAAAGTTTCAAATGCTATATTTAATTCAGCAGCAGATTGACCTAAATTTTCCAAATCCATTTTTATAAATATTATATATTATAAATATTATTTATTTATATTTTGTTGATGGTTTACCAGATGGAGTAATAGGTTTAGGAACACCTCCCCAATTTTCACGATTTACGTTTCCTGATGAATCAATTAATGTTGATTTGTTTCCACCACTTTTAGAAGAAGCATTTTCATGAGCCTCATTTTCTTTTTGATAAAACTCATTTATTTTATTAAAAGTAAATTGGCGCAACCATCTAGGCATAGCGTAGATAGTTGGCCAATCATATCCTCCTTTTCCATGAAAACAAATTTCATGAATTTGGGTAAATAAATTTGCTCTCGCTATAGGTGCCGACTCAGAAGTCAGGCCAAAAAAACCTAATCCCAACTGGAATATCGACTCTATTTTCGGAACCGTCGGGAAAAAAAGTTAGATCAACATCGGGTTGAGTTTCTTTAATATGTTTTCTAAGTTCCCTCGAGTCTCGAGCTAATAGATGATTATCAACAAATTCTCGAATTGTTTTAGTTTCTCGATCTTCATCCACTGATGTAATCATATATTTCAAACGTGTTGAAAGTTCAGGAGATATATTTTTATTTAATTTTTTTAATCCTTCTAATTCAGTTTGAATTTTTTGTTCATCATTATGAGTTAAAATTTTATAAGTAATTTTAACATTAGTTGATGGTAATGTGTAACTGAATTCGTTTATTCCTTTATTTGAATGTTCAAATGGTTTATTATCAATTTGAGATAGATCAATATTATATTCTTGACCATCATATTCAAATGAATAATCTTTACCGTATCCTAAAATACGAGCTGCAACCATAATTGCATTTTTATCTCCTACAACTAAATCGTTATAATTGATTTTAGAAACAATAAGTGCTTGGAGTAATTTATCCAATACAGTACCTTTTTGAATATATGATTGATTAGTAAGAATATCTTCTTCCTTAGCTGTCATATATTTCATTTCAATTTTTCCACTTGATAGAGGATTGTCTTCAGGGTAAATTAAGCCTTTTGAAGGTAATTCAATAACTTCTGTTGGGATGTTGTTTTCCATAAATTTTATTTAATGTAACTTGTTTTGTTATAAATATAATGAAAATAAAGGAGCTCGCCAAGTTTAGGCGAGCTTTCTTTAATTTATTTTTAAATTAGAAATTCAAGATACAGTAATCCATTCCTAAGTTAACAGTCAATTCTTGAGCTGCTGCTTCATCATCCCAACTGTAATCACCAAATTTAGCAGATTTAATAAATGCTCCTTTGATAATCCATTCTGAAATAATATCACCTACAGGTCCTAGAATGTTAATGGTTACATCTTTTTTATAAAAATCTGAGTAACCATCACGACCAGTAACAGATTCGTGATGTAAACGTACCCATTCCATTACTGATTGAGCGCCTGATGGTGTGATAGGATCAAATAATGTCATTTCAATATCATCCCATAATGCTTTACCTTTAATTTTACGGTAAACATTAATGTGGTTTAATTTGATTTCATCCATTGTTACTCCTACAGCACCGATTTTCTTAATTGTGTATGATGGAATACCATCAACATACATAATGAATCTATTTTTTACTTTAGGTTCAAATGGGGTGAAAAATATTTCGTTTGGTGATAAAATTGCCATTTTCTATTAATTTAATTTTATTATAAATATGTAGTGTTTAAAAATCTTCCCCCATTTTTCAGAGGGAAGATATTTTTATTTTAGGCTGGGAATGTTGCTCCGGTTGGTGTAACATTGAAGTCTAGATAAATGAATTCAGCGGTTTTAGTTGGTTGTAAGTATATTTGACCAATTAATTCATTTCTATCGATTACATCAGGTGTATTGTTTGTATCGTTCATTATCACCTTAAATGCGTACAATCCTTGACGTTGTTGAATACTAGATAAATATGGATTAACTTGACTTAAAAATGCATTTCTTGTAGCTGCTGTATTTTGTTCAAATACTAAATTAAGGGCAATTTGAGAAATGTATGATTTAAGAGAAATTAATAAACGACGAACATTTACTCTATCGAGAGCGGATGCTTTCAATTGTAATGTTTTCTGACCATATACTACAATTCCTGTTCCTGGGAAGGTGGCAATTGGGTTGATTTTAGCGGCATATAAATCATTACGATTTCCTTGTGATAATTTCTTTTCTGCTCTAACTACACCTGATAATCCACCTCTATTGATACCTGCAGGTGCAAACCAAGGTTCAGCTACTGTATCGTTATAAGCATAAACTCCACCTATCATTGTTGAAGCTGGAACCCAAACATATTCGCCAGTTGATGGTTCAACTACTTGTAACCAAGGCCAATACATAGCAGCATATGAAGTATCTTTAGTACCTGCTTCTGTATTTACTTGAGAAATATTTGAATTGTATGCTACTGGATCAGGAACGTATAAGAAATCTCCTCTATCCTGAGCAACAGTAATAATACTATTAATAGGTCCAGCATAACTAGTATTATATAGACCAGGTGTTAACATAATATTATATCTATAATCATCGGCATTAGATAGCAAATTGATCATATTAGTATAATCAGATCCTACTAATCCTTGAGTATTTGTAGAATTAATAGCATTATAGAAATTTACACCTCCTGGGATATTACCAATTGCTCCACCAAATGGGCCGGTAGAATTTAATGGGATTGATGATGTGAATTGTGGTTTAAAATTACCAGCATTATCAAAGAAATTAGGAGTAGTATAATTTACAGCTTTTACTCTAATATAATTTGATCTATTAGGGAATGAACCTGAGTATACAATTTGAGTATTTGTTGAATCATATAATTCTTGAAAATCACCAATTACACGAGAAATATAGTTTGGTGTATTTGGATCTAATGTTAAATTAGTCCAAGTTTCTAATACTATTGGATTATTTGTACTATCATTACCTCTTCTAACTAATAAATCAAATGTTCCAGAAGCTGATCTAGCATTTACAATTTGCCATCTAACGTTATCTGCTGAACCACTAGGTAAATTACCTCCTGCTGTTTCAGTACTAACACTATTCATGATCACACCTTCAGAAAATGTTTCTAATGTGAATGGAGCGCCTGATGTTCCTCCTGAAAGTGTTACTGTAGTACTTCCTGAAATGAATGTATAGCTATTTGCTGGTTGTCCATTTGTTGAAGCAAAAGTAATACCACCGGCAGCACCAGATACTGATGCAGTTATAAATTGTAAACTAGAATTATAAGGTGATATAGATGCACTAGCATTAAATGCATTCACAACATTTGTTGCTGTAGTTGAGGTACTTGAACCAGAAGATACATAAATTATTGTACTAGTATTTGCTGGAACTGTACTACCTGTTACTTGGATTGTAATTCCTCTTACACTTAATGATGAAGATCCAACTACTGATGCTTGATTATATAAGTAACTAAAATCAGCATTTGCTGATGCTGTAGTAAGAGTAATATTATTAAATATTCCAGAAGATGTTGCAGATGAATATGATGTTCCTGATCCTGAAACAACTCTAGTTACTAATAATGATTGGCCTCCATTTACAAAATAATTGTAAGCAGCGATTGATGTAAAATAAGTATAATTTTTCTTATTATCAGTGCTACCACTTTCTAATACTGTACCAAAAACATTTTGGTATTGATTCCATGTAGTTACTATTGTTGGAACTTCAACTGGGCCCTTAACTGTTGGTCCTATGATTGCTGCTCCTACAGTAATTGGTCTTTTTTGAACAAAAGAAGAATCATTTTCTCTTGCTAAGACTCCGGGTGAAATAAGTACTTCTGCCATTTGTTATTTTTCTTAAATTAATTTTAATTTTGTTATAAATATGGTAAAAGTGATTGAAAATGTTAACTACTAATGAATTCTCCTTTTTCAAGGTTAATAGTACCATCACCATATTTTTGTTGAAGTAACTCGCCTGTTTTAAATTCTTCTTGGTGGAATTTCTTCAATTCATCTTTTAAATATTCTTTTTGTAATTCTAATTCTTGAATTCTTAATTCAACAATACCAAACTGTTCAGTTAATTGTAATCGTTTTTCTTGAATTAATTTTAGGGATTGAATTTCTTCTGGTGTTAAAACTTTTGTTGTCATAAATTTTATTTTTGATTAACTAAATGAGCTTGATCTCCAAGCTGTACCATTATAAATATATAAAAGATTTGTTGAAGAATTAAAATACATTGAACCTGTTTTAGGAGAAGATGGATTGGCAGTGTTAGTTGGAATCATAATAGAACCAGATAAGTTAGTGTCTACATCTACTGTAAATCCATCTTTTCTGGTTGATACATTGCCTATACCAACTATAAATGAAGAACTAACATTATTTTGAACATTATAAGAACCATAAACAGTTTGATATGAACCTGATGCTATAGTATTTGTACCTCCTGCATGTGAAGCATTTCCTATTGCTATAGTATTTTCTCCTTCAGTATGTGAAGCATATCCTATTGCAAAAGTTTGGGATCCTTCAGCATGAGAATAACTCCCTAATGATGTTGAACTTACTCCTTCAGCATGTGAACCAGTTCCTGTTGCGAATGTACCATTTCCTTCAGAATGTGAAGAATCTCCTACTGCTTGGGAAGCTTCACCCTCAGCATGAGAGTATAATCCTGATGCTTTACTTCCATTTCCTTCAGCATGTGAATAATTTGAATCTGTTCGAGTTTGAAATCCTTCAGCATGTGAAAAATCTGCGTTTGCTGAGGTCCCAGAGCCTTCAGCATGTGAACTATTACCTGAGGTTGATGTATTATATCCTTCAGCGTGTGAATATGAACCTGAGGCTATAGTGCCACTTCCTTCAGCATGGGACGATATTCCTACCGCTTGAGTACTAGCTCCTTCAGCATGTGAAAATAAACCAGATGCTGTAACTGAATTACCTTGTTGTAATGATTGGCTTCGGTAAATAAAAGCAAAACTTGCTGTACCGGCAAATGTACTACCTGAATTATATTGAATTTGTGTGTTTGAACCACCAGGAGTTCCACTCCCACCACCTCCAACAGCTGAGGATGCCGTGTATGATATAACTCCTGAAGCCGAATTATAAACTAATATATTAGTTAATGATGAGGCTGTTGATAAGTTGGTTAGTGATAATGAAGCTGTAGAACTTCCACTAATTATTATGTCTGATGTTATTAATCCCATTTCTTATTTTTATTAAGGTGTTATGGTTGTTCCTCCTGAATATGCGGTTCCATTCCATTTTTGAATAACTAAATTAGCACCAGATGGAGCTATTCTCCAACTACCTACTGATCCACTTGTTCCAAAATACATTGCACAATCATTTGATGTATTAGTAGAACCACTGGCTATTGTTAAACTACCTGATGTTACTATACTACCTGAGTTAGATAATATTCCTGAAGGTACATCTAATGTCATTTTTTTAGTTGCACTATCTATAAAAACTGTACTTCTATAGTGCCATTCAAAAGAACTAGCATCAGGAGTTCCTAATATTGAGTTAATAAATTTTATAGATCTACCCGAAGTAGTACCTGCAGGTTGTGGATAGGCAGAAATATTTACACCTCCATTAAAATAATTATTAACAGTTGTTCCTTTTGATAAGGATTGTAATTCTAATACTGAACCACTAACTCCTAATCCATCAATTAAACTTAATGACATATATGGATTAGTAGCGCCAACTTGAGTTAATCTATCATGTACAAATGAAGAAGTAAAGAAAGTACTATTATTATATGCACTAAATGAACCTGTTACTAATACTGAACCTGTTACTCTTGCTGAACCAGTCACTTGGAATTGTGAATCAGCCGCAAATACTAGATTGCTTCGTTGACTATTTGCTATACCGTTACCTATAATAAATGCTGATGATGTAGAACTTGGTATGTTATATTGACCCTGTACGTGTTGATAGGTTCCTGATGTTATAGTACCAAGACCCTCGGCATGTGACCAGTCTCCAGATGCTGTTGTAAATCTTCCTTCAGTGTGTGAATATGCACCCGATGCTATAGTAGCACTTCCTTCAGCATGTGAAGCATTTCCTATTGCTATAGTATCTTCTCCTTCAGCATGTGAACGATTTCCTAACGCTTTAGTAATGTATCCTTCAGCGTGTGAAAATTGACCTGATGCTGTTACAAAAAATCCCTCAGTGTGGGAGTAATCTCCTTGTGCAAGTGTAAAATTTCCTTCGGCATGTGAATAATTTCCTATTGCTGTTACACTACTACCAAATTGTAATGATTTTGGTGAATTATTAAATGTAAAGCCTGAATCTCCATTAAATGTATTATTATCATTAAATTGAATTTGTGTATCTGAACCACCTATTGAACCAGTAATGGTGATTTCACTTCCATTATAGTTTATAGCTTGAATTCTAGGACCTGCTTTTAAATTCACATAAGATGCAGTAGTGGCAATGCCTGTAAGAGATCCAGTAAATGATCCAGTAGCTATTAAATTTCCTAATGTTAATTGTCCATTACCATTATTATATGAACTATTATTTACTGCACCAAATACAGCTGGACTACCTCCAGCATTGATTTGAAGCTGACCAACTGAACCTACTGGTGTTCCTGAACCTGTTTTAGCTAATAATGCTATAACACCCGGTGTTGCATAACTTACCTCTAATGTTGCTATATTTGAAGAAGATATGTTAATATAAGAAGCTGTAATTGCTTGAGAAGCAGAATTAGCAAAGGATGCTGTTCCTAGTAATGAACCGGTAAATGATCCTGTAAATGATCCTGTGGCTCTTAATCCAAATGAAGAACTATAAACTAAATCAGGGACTCCTCCAAAAGCACTTCCACTATTATATTGAATTTGAGAATTTAATCCTCCTGGTGTTGTTGGACTTCCTCCTCCACCACCTGAACCTGTAGTATGTACTACTCCTGTTGCAGTATCAACTACTAAAAACTTTACTCCTGTTCCTTTATCAACTAATGAACCAGTTATAATAACATTACTTCCTGATACTACTAACGCATAATTTGATGGATTTCCCATCTTAATCTGATTATTAGAAAATACTTCTAATATAGATAAACCTGATATATTATTAACAGAAAATAATGAACCTGATAAGTTATCCATTATTTTTAAAATAGACCCAGTAGTACCTACAAAATTTACTGAACCTGAAGGTTCAACAAGTAAAACTATAGGATTAGCAGCACTACCACTAAATTGCATTAGTGATTGACTAGGAATAATGAATATATCGTTATTAGTATTTGATTGTAATGACATGTTATTATTTTATTATAAATATTATAAAATTTCCCAAGGCCTAAATCTATATCTATGAGCGAAATAATTTTGTTCTATTTCTTGAGCAGATAAAGTTCTATTATATAATTGAAATAGATAATAATAAGCATCAGCTTGCATCATAGAAGATTCACCAGAATTTTCAGGAACTCCTTCTAAACCTATATTACCATTTCCAATTTGAGCCCCTAAAGCTAAATTAGCTATACTTCCAAGATGATCACCTGTTGGTGTTCCGAATACTGTAGTACTATCTCCAGTTTGTGTTTTATATCCATTAAAATAAAATTCTATTCTAGATGATGGGGTAGCTCCACCATTATAATTTATATGTATATTAACTGGATTTTTATCGGGAATATAATATAAAGATGATGTGTTAAGCGTTGTTATTGATTTAGCTGCAGGAGCAGATGTAACAAGTCTTGGATCTTCTTGAACTGTAAATCCAATATAATAAGGATTAGTAATTGGATCCGGCCTAGGAGTATTAGAAATAATATCAAAAGATGATGTTACTGTTCGTAGTTGAAATATTAATTCTCTACGATTTTGCAAATTAAATGTCCCTGTTCTTCCTACAAAATTAGAAAGAAATAAATTATTATCTCCAAATTTTGAAAATATAGTAATAGCATTTCCTCCAAAATTAGAGTACCAATTTGAATTTATTATAGAGTATTCTACTATTTGTTTTGAGTAATCTACTTCAAACCATATATTAAAAGAAAATTGTGGATTAATTCCATTAAATGGAGAAGGTTTTGATAATGCTCCGAAATTTACATATGAGCTACTTGCTGGACCCAATACATTTGGATAACTAGAGCTTGCTTTAACATGTATTCTTCCTTGATGGGTTGAATCCCAAGATGGAATAACAGCTGATGAACCTGACATTTCACCATCAATGAAACCAAATGATGAACTTTTCATTAAATTAAACCATGTATTTCCTGAACCTGGGTAGCTTAAGGGATTAGCCGCATCTACATATAATATTAAACCATCGGAAACTTGTTTAGGTCCATATGCTACAGATCCTGAGTAGTTACTACCTAATGCTCCAGATGTTATTAAAACGCTACCAGATGCTGATGATATTATAGCCATTTATATAATAGTTTTTAATTTTGGAACATCTTTTCTTTCTGCAAATATTTGATAATGGAAATTAGGAGTTAATATATTTGAACCTATTATTACTTTATTATTAGTAATATCTAATATATGAAGATTTTGATATTCTCCAACACTAGTTAAATTAACTGTTATTGTATCTTGATCTACTAACCATTCCCATTCTTCAGGTAGTTCAATTATATGAGAATTTGATTTACCTCTTACAAATACACTATGTTCAGGACCTTCAGTTACACCATATTGTAAATATTTACCTTCTTGTGTTTTATGAGGTATAATAAATGACTTAGTTGTAGCACCAAATGAACCTGATACTTCCAATGTATATTCAGGAGTAACTTTATTTATACCTAATCTGTTATTAGCTATATCCCAAAATACTCCTACTTGATTACTTGCAGATACTGGAAATAACGATTGAGATGTACTTCCTGAATAAAATGCTAGGTATCCTGTAGGTCCTGGATTAATGTAACTTGGTATATCAATAGATGCTGTTACTGGATCTGCAGAATATGTTACTGTTACTCCAGAACCTGTAAAGTTTAATACTCTAGAACTAGTAATATTAGCATTATATTTAACTTTTATCTGTTGATATTCATTACTTGAAGTATAATATAACTGTCCTGAAGTTGGATTATATGTTAATATATTTGCAATCGATGAAGTAGTAGTCAATCCAGTAAAAAATACTGAACTAGTTGTAGATAATGATGAAGAAAATACTGCTCCTGAAGATGATAATATATAAGTTCCTCCTGAGTTATTAACTATTAAACTTCCTGTTAATTGAACTTGATTTGAAGAAGATATAAAATTAAATGTAGTTGCACCCGCTGGTGAAGATCCACTATTGTATTGAATATTTCCATTAGAACCAGCAGTGCCAGGAATATGAATTGAGGCTGTATTTGTATTTACTTGGGTAGCTACTACTCCACTTCCTGAAAATATAAATGATGATGCTGTAGGAACTAAAGTTGATGTAGTATTTTGTACTGATGGTAAACCTGATGCTCCCGTTATAGTAATAGTTGCCGTTCCTGAGGAAGTAGCAACTGTTGCTCCTACAAAATTTATTGTTGTATTTGAACCTTTATTAACAGTATTATCTTGAATTATTACACCACTAGTTGCAGGAATAAAAATACTTGCCGTACTACCTGCTACTGATACTGAGGATATACCTGAACCTGAAAAATTTAGTAATTTAACTAAATTTGAAGCATTAATAGCGCCATCTTTAGCTACTTTCATTGTTCCTTCAATAGTGGCAGTATTTCCTGCTACATTAACATCTAAATTTTCAGCAAAATTTATTGTAAATACTGAACCTTCAGTAGATCCATCATCTTGAATTTGGACTCCTCCTAATATACTACTAGAAACAGATATATTAGCAATTCCTCCAACAATACTAGCTGTTATAAATTCATTAAAGTTTAATCCATTAACCTGAGTTGTAGTTCCGCTCTTATTTTGAACTCCAATAGATCCATTAATTCTAATACTACCTGGAGAATTTATATAATCAATTCCAATATTAGAATTTCCTGTTAAATTAACATATGAAGCAGTTAGTGCTTGAGAAGCAGAATTAGCATATGATGCTGTTCCTGTTAAATTTCCTGTAAATGATCCGGTAAATGAACCAGTTGCTATAGTATTAAATAAAGTTGTTAAACCACCTGATACTGTTAAACTTCCAGTAATGGTTTGATTTCCATTAAATTGGTTAGAAGCAGTAGTAGCAAAAGAAGATGTTTGAGATACAAGTAAATAAGGAGCTAACATCGAAGATGTTTGAGCTATAAGTAGATATCCACTTAAATCTGGAGGTGTTAAAACACTGGTACTTGAGGTATAAGATACTTGTCCTGTAGAATTATTATATGTTAATATAAATCCTCCACCTGGTGATGCGGGTAAACCAAGAAGATTTGTTGAACCAGTAACTGTTAAATTACCTGAAATGATTTGGTTTCCTTTAAATATATTAGATGCTGTAGTAGCAAATGCTCCAGTCTGTGCAACCAATAAATACGGAGCTAACATCGAAGATGTTTGCGCAATTAGTAAATAAGGAGCTAACATCGAAGATGTTTGACCTACTAACAAATATTGACCTAAAATATTACTTGAAGTTGTAAAAAATTTACCAGAAGTGGGACTATAAGTTACAAAATTAGTAGCAGTTGATGAAGTAGCTAAACTATTAACATATAATTCTGCTCCACTTCCTGAAATTCTTAGTTCACTATTATTGAATTGTTTTCCATTTACAACTAATTGATATACAGGTGATCCTGCAATAGAAGAAGGAGTTATAGTATTAATACCAACATTATTGGAAGAGCTAACAAATAGTTTTCCAAGTCCCATATTGATATCTGAACCCGAAACGCCACTTAAAGCTCTAATTATGTTGTAAACATGGTTATCAAAAATTATTTGACCGTTTTGAATACCACCTGAAGGAATATAATTAGGCATATTTTTTTATTATAAATATTTTAAGTATTTGGAATATTATTTATATCGTCAATTATTTGTTCAGAAACTCTAACTTTAATAATATCCGGAATTTGTTTAGGAATTGTTAAATCTTTTTGAATTATATCTGGAATGATATATCCATTCATCTTAATAGAAAATGTGCTACTAACTGTTCTTTCTTCTTTATCTGATAATTCAGTTTTGATAGCAAACGAATCAATCATCGCTCTAAACTGAAAACGGGCAGGATCACCCCAATATGAATCAGAAGCGTATTCAATTGCTTCAACAATTTTATTTAATTGATCCATATAATAAGTATTAATAGCACAACTATAAGTTACAGTAATATAATCTGGAATTACGATGGCATAGTTAACACTTTGGGGTTTAATGTTATTTAAAACATTAAAATTATCATAAGCATTTTTTGAAGAATATTTTTTTCTTTGGATTGAAATATTATTTGGATTATTGGCATCTAATTTATTAGCAATTGTCCTTACCTTTTCAATATTATCTCTTTTAAACATGATGATAGGCATCATGATTCGACCTTGAGCATCTCTAAAATATCCAAATTTTTGAAATGAAGCCCATTTTTCTGGTGAACCATAAATTATTGGAACTTCAATTCTTGTTCCATTTTGTATTACAAATGGTTTAATTACATTTGTAAAATAATACATCATAGATTCATCTATGTCTTGGATGCCTATTGAGAATGGTTTAGTAGTATCTCCTCTAAAAGATATTTGGTCACCTCTATTAATGTTATTAGCATCATTAGGATTTCCAGTAGGTTGAAACCCTTCACCTCTTTGTTCAAGTGGTGATTGTTGAGAAATACTAATTTCTCTTTGGGTTTTAGGGATTGGAGTTCTACTATTTTTAGTCATTATAATAAACGAGTACGTTGAATGTTAATTCTGTCACTAGGCACGTAATGACACTCACATGATACACCGACATTATAACCAAAATTTTCTAATCCTGGATTTAGTGGATTTGGGTTATTTGGATAGTCAGGATCTTTACCTACAAAATATTGTGTTGCTCTTGCATTATCTACTTCCCAATAGCTTTCTTGATATAATATAATATCTCCTACTTCAGGAACCAAATTTGCATCAACTAAATCATCTCTTAGGAATGCAAAACTTATAGGCCAATCAAAGTTTACACCTAAATCACTTGTAGGATTTGAAGTAAATTCAAGAGTAATCAATGCATTTAATAAGACTGGTTCATTAAAGAATTTACCACCAGATGCTTCACCGTATACATTAATAGTTGTTTCTTTTAGTTTGTATTTGTAAAAAGCACACTGTTGAGTGATGATGTCTCCCATCAGCTCTCTGTTCATTCTTCTTAGGAATGAAACATCTCTTGAAGATCCAAATAATGCCATTTTATCCTATGAATATTACCATTGGTGACTTTGAGAGTTCGCTCATTGCTGAATCGCTTTCTGCTTGTTTTCTTGCTAGTAAGGCTTGACGAGAAGTTTCATCAAAATATACTCTTAATCTTTCAAGTAATGCTGTTTTATCTGTAGTAGCAGATGCTAATAAATCGGCTTGATTTAATGTAATTTCTTTATTCGGAATAGGAACTTGAGTATATTTTCCACGAACATATCCTAGCATTTCTTTACATAAAGCTAATGTATATTCAAATATCCACTGTCTTCCTATTGAATTAATTTGTGAATATACTGGATTAGTGAAATTAGCATTTGATGCGTTTGTTACTTGACCTGGTGTTTGTCCAATAACGCTGTTATTTCTTTCTTCAATACTAATATATTGAAACCAAATATAATGATCATCATGATGAGGGATTGGGAATATTCTTAATTTATTATTTATTAATTCAAATGAGTATCCTGCTAATGAAATTTCATTTTGCATTTCAACTGCTTGTGCAGATTGCAATAATAGACTTGTTGGATACATTAAGAATCCTGTTGATCCAAATAATCCATAAGCACCAACTGCTGGAACTCCACCTAAACCTGAGAATACACTTAAGTTATATACTTGATTAACTGCTGGAGGTGGCTGCCAAAATATTCTTTTGATTTCCATTCCACCAGTTACATTGTTTTCTATAGCCCATAAATTAAAATCATAGTCTTGAACTCCAGCTGTAGCTTTAAATGAGCCACTATACCAATTAACATTTCCTCCTACTCCTGCTTCAGAACCATATTGTTGAGACAATCTAATTACTCCAGCCATTGAAGGTATAGCAACGGCATGATTCATGTTTGAAGAGGTAGAAGCACCTATTACATTTAATAAATTATCTCTTAATTGAAAAGCATATAATTCATTTCCATATGTAGTAACAGCTTCTTCAAATGCAGCATAAAAATTTAAATCCTGCAATTCAACATCCATAATTGGATATCCTAATCGTCTAGCACAAAAAGTTGTTACTTTATCAGCGTCCGTTTGAAATTGAGGATCAAAATCATAAAACCCAAATGGAGTTTCTCCTGGGGTAAATGATGAGCTACCTGGGTATATAGGAATATTCATTGGAAAGTCAGTTTATTATAAATATTGACTTTTCTAATTTAATTCACAAATGTATAAGCTGATGTTCCTGGTCTTGATCCAGTACTCCAATTAATTGTATCTGTTCTAACACCATCAAAAGTCCAAACAGTTTGACCTAATGAACTATCAATACGAGTTCCATTTACATAAATCATAGATTGTTGTGCTCCATAATCTAATGTCCAAAGAGATCTTGTAGTTGCATTATTTGAAGTCATTAAAATTCTAGATGCAGAAGTTGCGGTTAGTGAAGCGGTACTTGTTGTTCTATATGAGGCACCAGATGAACTATTAGCTAATGTAATTGTTCTACCGGTTGTTGAACATATTAAATTCGCACAAGTCCAACCTGCTGAGCCTGTAAATGTTGTGTTTCCAGTTGCTGCT